TCTTCAGCTTTTTCCTTATCTAGATTTGCTCTAACCTTGCGATTTGTTTCTTCAATTTCAGCTAGGTTCTTTTCTAGTTCATCAGTTGATTGATCTAATAAATCTAAAGCATCTGTCTTGGCCACACTCAAATCATAAGTGGCCTTGTTCAATTCCTCTTGTTTTGATTTGAGCATTTGTTCATAGCGTGCTACTTCATCTGTCAAAGTTTTAACTTGATACTCATATTGAGTAACTTTTTCTCTTTTTCTTTGGTTTTCACCATTTTTAGCAAGAATAGCTTGTTGTTGATTGATTAACTCTTGAGGACTTACTAAATCCTTAGGCGCATCTTCAAAAAAAGGTTGTTCTTTAGCAAACTTTGCTTTTTGGTCAGCAATACGACCTAATGTCAATCGCTCTTGATAAAGCTCATTTTCTTGTCGTTGATAGATGGCTAGTTGATCACCAACTCCAATAATATTTAAAAGAACATTTGCTTTTTCTTTGTTAGATTTATTCATAAATTTTGGTAAATCCAAAGCTAGTTGTTCAATAAAAGAATCCAACAAGTTTTGCCCTGCTTTCTTTCCACTAGGATCCGTAACCTTTAAAGAACTGTTCTTTCCTTTTCTTTCAACAATGATTCCATTGCTTAACGTAACCTTTAAAACTGGTGGAATGGTTGAACCTTCTCTTGCAGCATTGCTAGGTTTATTTCTATCCCCACCTAAAGCCCATGCAATACTGTCAAGTACTGAAGTCTTTCCTTGATTGTTGTCTCCACCAATAATAGTCAATCCATTTTGTGATGGATCAATCTTAACTGCCTTGATTCTTTTTACATTTTCTAACTCTAATGCATTAATCTTCACTGACATCTTCACTTTCCCCTTCCATTTCGTGAATCTTACTTTTAATTAATTCTTGCAATTGAAGTGTACATTTTGTAAATTCAAGAGCTGCTGGATTATATATATCCATTACTTCTCTTTTTGAAATATCAAATGTATTTTCTAAAAATGCAAATCCAAGTTTGTCTGATATTGCAATGCAATCAATAACCAAATCATCATTTTCAAAATAAATTCTTGATTCTAAATTAACTGCTTGTAATTTATCCATTTCATCAATTTTCTTTGTCAAATCGTCTAAACAAATTTTGGCAATATCTATATCTTTTGCACCCGCATCTTTAGCAGCTTGAATAATACTTTCTAGAAACTTATCCATTTTTATTTCTCCCTCTTGATGTATATTTCTTTGTACTTGACACCAAAGCTGTTACTTTGATGTTCCACCCATACGTCAATGACATTATTTTTAACTGCTCCTCCACAATCTTCAGCCACGTAAATTTGGCCATCAATCATGATTTCACTTCCATATGGGATTATTTTAGGGTCTACAGCGATTGTATGATTGACTTGAGCTCTAACTCCTGTAGCGGTTAGATCTCCATACTCATCTTCTCCGTACCAATACGCGGTAATTCTAAAGACCCCTAGAGCTTTTCATTTAGAAAGCTCTTCAACTTCTTTTTGTAGTTGGTCCTTTTCAACTGCAATACACTCGTACATTGCTTTGTACTTTGTATATTCTTGAAGCTGACCTTGCATATCATTGAGTTCATTCTTGTACAACTCAATTTGTTTACTTTGTTCTTCATACTTTGCTTCTACTGATTTAGCTTGAGCATAACCAGTTCCTGCAAAGATTAAACTTGCTACACAAGCACCAAACAATGTAACCTGTGCTTTTTGAGTTAATCTCATATTGCAAATCCTCCTGAATTTATTTATAATTTGGTTGGTTATGTTGTGTGCCTTCCTTGAGGGCACTTTTTTCATTTAAAGAATTAAGCAATGCAATAATCAACTCTTCGCTAGGACTTTTATTGAAATGATTCATATAATCCTCAAATGCTTTTCTAGGAATATGTACATTTCTTCTCTTCCCTGAAGCATCAACACTTCCAGGAAATGTACCTTGTTGGATAGCATTGATTATGAACTCCCTGCTTTTGTGAGTTATCTTCATTACTTCTTCAATTGAAATATTGAATTCATCATTCATGATCATCACCCCTTGTAACAACAATGTAGTATTCTTCACATTCTAGAAGTCCTTTGCCTACTGTCTTTGTAAAGAGCTTTGCTTTTAGATCAGTATCTTTAAATGATGTTTGATTCATTTCATTGATAATATGTTTAGCGTACTCACTATCACCATACCAAGGAATTTTTACAGGCTTTCCCATATTTCTTCACCTCCTTTCAAAGTAATGTTCTAACTAAAATAGCTAAACAATCAGCAACAAAACAACATGCAACGATAATCGTTACTAATCCTCTTGTTGATAGTTTCATGTTTTTGTACCTTCCCTTCTTTTTTGAACTAAACGATTTGCTAATTCATACCAGCTTTTTCTATACCAGTTACGATCTCTTGCTAAACAGATACAACCTATAACAAGTAAGAAATTAACTAGTATTGAAATACTTAATATCCATTCCATAAATTTTCTCCCTTCTACTACTGACCACCAAGGAACCAATCTCTATTACAAAATGAAAACTTCACGTATTGTATTAAAAAGAAATTTGTTATTAATTTGGTGTTTCTATGATCATCAACTTTAGGAATCTAATAAAATAGGCTTTACTAGAGATTGGCTCCTTGATGATCAGTAATTTATTTAATTGTTTTCGACTTCTTTCATCTCTTTCTTTATAATTAAGTTATCGGTACGGCAATATCGAAATTTAATTAGAAAGTGAGGTGAAAATAATGCGTTTAAATAATGACTGTGTACGTGATTTACTTTTAGCTATTGAAGAAAATGTAGGTCTTAAAGAATACATGTCCATTGATAGTCTTCAATTAAAAAGCTATTCTCAAGACGATTTGCAATATACCGCATTAAAACTAGAAGAAGCTGGATATATAAATGCAAAAGTTTCAAAATATCTTGATGGATCAATGGATATTTACATTTTTTCTTTAACTTGGAACGGCCATAAATTTTTAGATAACATCCGTGATAATAACGTTTGGAGTAAAACTAAAGGAATTGTCTCTAAATTTGCATCCGTTTCACTTGATGTACTTGAAAAAGTAGCAGCACAAGTAATCACAAACATGATTTCCCAACAAATTGGACAGTAGTTTCTACTGTTCTTTTGTTTTGATATCACAAAAAAATGATAATGTAACCTTTGAAGAACAATCGATTGATTTCTCAATTTTTAGATTAGCTATTGCTTTAATCTCAACACCATCAACAAAGACACGATACTTATCATTGTCGATTTCAACTCGAACACTATTAATTTCTTTCATCCTATGCCTCCTTGCGTTGTTTCATTAAATTGACCTATGAATTTACCACTTTTAGTCCAGTATTGCTTAACCAGCATATATGGACTTTTTTCAGTTCCATCTCCTACTGTTACTTTCACAGCAACAACTTCTTCTGTTTTGATTTCACTTATAGGATTGTGATTAGTATTTAGAACTATAATGCTACCTGTTTTGTTATAGCCATTTACAAGAAAATCGATTGAAGTATTAAAAAAATCAGCAAATAATTTCAGTGTTTCTATATTTGGCTCTCGCTTTCCTTGTTCGTAATTAGCAAGTGTACTTCTATTTAGTTTTAAAACATTAGCCAATTCTTCTTGAGAAAAGCCATATTGATTTCTCAATTTTTGAATGTTCTTTCCTAATAACATACAATTCTCCCTTCTTAATAAGTTTTAATCAGTTAATACATCAAGCTCTTTTAATTCTTCTTGAGTTAGACAGCCTATAATAAAGTCGTTACTTTTGAACTTTTAAATTAAAAAAATATTCACTAATATCTGTACTATCTAATTGTAATATTACAATAGCTTTTTGGATTTCATCCTGTTTAAATTTTATTTTATTGTTCAATTTAAGAGAAATTGTTCTAGTAGAAAGCCCCATTAAATCAGCAAACTTTGCTTGTGTACCACACTTTTCAATAATTCTACCATTTAACTTCGAATAATCATATGCCATTGCTTGTCACCTCCTTTTGTCGTTAGTTTTGAACCACTTACATCATAACTTATTAAAAATTGTATGTCAACGATAAATTCAAAATAAACGATTTTTTTGTCGTTAATATTGAATTTAAGTTCAAAAGATGCTATATTATAAACAAAAGAAAGGAGATAACTATACATGAAAGAATCAAGCACAAAAGAAAGGCTTATTTATTATATGCAACAAAATAATTTAAAGCAGGTAGATGTTGTAAATCTTTGCCAGCCATACGCAAAAAAATATAATGTCAAATTTAATAAATCAGATATTAGTCAATATGTTACTGGTCGTGCCGAACCTAACCAAGATAAATTATATGTTCTAAGTAAAGCTTTAAACGTAGACGTAGCTTGG